GCTAATTTATTGGCTGAAGAAAGATATCTTGAATCAAAGGATTTAATAAATGAAGATGAAACAGCACCATATGATGGTAACATACCGATGAGACTATTAAGTAATGAAGAAAAAGAAGACATTATTAAGTGGGTTGAAGATTTTAAAAATAAAGATAGATATTTTGACCCATACCAAGATTTTGCATTTGATTATATTAGTGGGACAAAACATTACCGTATCACTACTGTAGCTAATTTAGATAATCAATCTAAAAATAGTTTATGGGGTGTTAAGATACCAGAAGATGCTTGGCCAGGTAAAATCATTGGTAATATGAATTATACTGATGCGTATAAAAATAGATATTTATAAATATGAAACTTCTAATAAAAAAATTGCTAAGAGAAGGGTTGTTGAATGAAGGTGCATCACCTATACTATATCATTTTACTAGTGTAAATAAATTAATTAATATATTATCAACCAATACCTTTTACTTAACATCTAATGTTGGGACTAAAGCAGACCAAATAGCGGGTAATAAAGCTTATTACATGTCTTTTAGTAGAAGTAAAAGTATCGTACAAGGTTATGGTAATAAATTTACGTTTAGTGGTGCAGCTAGAATTAAAGTAGATGGTCAAAAACTTAGTCAAAATTATAAAGTTAAATCAATAGACTATTGGCAATACCCAAAAACCCCAGAATTTATGACACAATTATCTGGAGATGAAATGGAAGATAGAGTTATTAGTGATAATAACGAAATACCAAACGCCAATAAATATATAATATCAATCGATATTTTAATAGAACCAGATAAAACCGTTAACCAAAAACTAATAGACCTAGCAAAAGATTTAGGTGTTGTATTATATTTCTTCAATAACAAAAAAGACTTCGCAGCTGGACTACCAAAAAGGTCTGTGGAACCAAATGTGGAAGACGGTGAACAAGAAACTAGAGAACAAAACCTATTCGACCTAGACAGTATAATAGGTGCAGTTAGCTACAAAAACCCAGAGAAGTATAAAGAAGTATTAAATGTAATAGGTAACCAGTGGAAAGAAGAGATAGATAAATATCACAGTAAGTTAGATTATAACCTAAGACCAAATGACGATTATAATTTATCGGACTTAATCTCAAGCTTAAATAGTGCGATACATAATGCTAGGTCAAACTCAAACAAACTACTTAGATACGCAATTAAAGAACTTACTTTGGATATGAGAAAAAATAATGTAAAAACCATTAAAGATTATCTAAAACATAAATTATATATAGGTAAAAAAACACAAGAAGATTATAACAAAGAACTAAACACCAAAATTATTGATGTAATCGATACACAATATAATGAAGAACTGGAAATTTCCAATAACTCTTATTCTATTTATGATAAAGCTAATGAAAATGAATATAGAGGTATATTTAACTTCCCACCAGCTAGAGAATTTTACGAAACCAAGCTTAAAGAAATTAAAAAATACGTATCTGATTACGTATTAACTAATAACGATATGTTTAAATATAGTTACGTATTAGGTGAAATTAAAGATAAGTTTGATTTAAAGGACAATAGTCAAGAAGCTAAGAGAATAAGTGAGCTACTAGATGATGTAACACCTATGGAAGTGTTGAGACCAATACAGATGGTTGCTTGGAGAATTGATGACTTCTACTACAGTGTAGTTAAAAAAATGCAAGAAGAGGAAAAGGAACAGTGGATGCGTAATTAATTAATGATACTTTAACTTAATTACATATATTTATAAATAAACATATTCTGATGAGAAGGTTTGATAAGAATAAAAATATAAGAAAGGTTAATTTATTAGCTGAACAAAGACACCTTGAATCAAAAGGTTTAGTCAAAGAAAATATAGAAGAAGAATTCTATAAATCAAGAAAACCACTTGAGGGTTATGTTGATGCTGAAGAATTAATTGGGAAACATCTTTGGTTTCACACTAATAGAACACATAGAAACCAAGGTAAAAATGGTATGGTTGGTATCTATACTGTTACTAGTAATGGGACATTCAAAGATTTAACAAGGATGTATACCAATGAAGTTAGAATACAAGGACCAATATACTTTCAAACATCATACAAGACAGCTGAAAAGATACAAAAATCTAGAGACGATGCTGGTGGTGCTGGTAGAAGAACACTTCACGCTGGTGTATCTGGGATTGTAGTACCAACTGATAGTGGTAACACTGGTGGTATGGAAGTAGCACAATACAATCCATTTGATAAAATAGCACCATGGTTTTATTTAACTAGCGATTCAGAAAAGAAAGAAATCATTTCAGCTGATGAAGTCTACTTTTATGCTACTGAAAGTGGTGAATGGTTTTTTTATGTGACTAATCCAGTTTTCAGTGGTCAAAAAAGACTTGACTTAGAAGACCAAGAACAATCAGCAGAGGAGCCAGTCGAAAAAGAATTAGAAGCTAATCCAGAAATTAATGAAGTAGAACAAAAAAGAAATACTATGAGAAAATTTGATAAGAATAAAAATATTAAAAAAGCTAATCTATTAGCTGAACAAAGACACCTTGAATCTAAGGGGTTAATAAAAGAAGAGGAATATAATATTGATTCTATTAAAGCTCAATTAGGGCCAGCGTCTGATAAAGAAATGCCAAACGTCATGTCAGCGTTGGCTATGGATGATAAAAAGGTTACTGAATCTGAAGGTGATAAGTATTATTTAAAAGATAAGAATAATTTAGATAATATGTTATATGACGTAAGTAGGGTTATATTATCATATGTTGGTACCGATAAACCTAAAAACCAAGCAATTGCTAATGATAATAGAGTCATTATACAACAATTACTTGATAATGGAAAATTGATAGAGTATTTAAATCAAAGAATACCTTCTACTGGTTTACATAAAGTTGGTTATGGTGCTGATGATAAGGACCCATTCTTATCAAAAGGGAAAGGTATATGGGCTAATGATGAAGAAGCTATGATTAACTACATGAAACAGAATTATATGAATCCAGATGACTATAAAATAATCGGTTCTGACTACTTTAAAAAAAAAATAACTTAAACGAGGTCGGTAGAGATACTAGTCCAATACTAGGTAAAGCTAGAGTACAGTTTATAGAAGATTTAGAAGACTTGGGGTTTGATATTGATAAGATTAAATTTATTAAGTCAGATAAAGGTCAAATGGTTTTTAAAGTAAATGATACCGATGAAGGATTGGCTCAAAATAGATTAGATAATTCTGAAATCCCAACAATTTCTTCTGGAAAAGTTATTAATGATGGTAAGGGGAATATTCATTTAGTATTTAAAATAGAGAAGTAATTACGATAGAAAAATGGACGAACCTTTATTAATAGCTCTTATTTCAGCACTTGGGATTAAAGAAATTTGGAACATCATAAAGAAAAAGATGGACCAAAACGAAAAAAAATCTGAAAGGGATGGTAATATATCATTAGCAGTTATTGAAGAACTTAAAGATAAAATAGGTGGTTTAGAAGAAAAAATAAATAAGTTGATAGAAGAAAATACAGATTTAAAGATTAAGGTAGCTAGAATGGAAGAAAGACTTATTAGAAATGCTAAAAATAAAGTTAAAAGAAAAAGAACAGAGGATTAAGGTCTAATTTTTGTTATGATTAAATATGTAAAAGTTTGCGAGATAGTATATAAATTATAATATAAAATATAAATAATTAATTAATATTAAGCTCGAATTTTAAAATGTTCGAGCTTTTTTAATTCTAAGGGGTATGGAAGAGAGAGTTAGGAGACTTGGTTCGGAAAAAGAAAAATCACTAAAAGAAGATTTTGACACAATATACGACAAGTATAAAAAACAAGCATTAGACGAAGGTTATGAAGGTCAAATAAAAATGACAAAGGAGAAAGGTAAAATTATATTCTTTGTGGTTATTTAAGTTTTTAAATATATTTATATTGTATGAAACAGTTTATTAGGGAAAAATTAATTGAAGCTATAAAATCAAAACATTGGGAAAAAGATTCATACCCAAATAGAATTGAAAATAGCACACTAAAAGGTTTAGATGATAAACATAAAGAAATCATAGATTTAAATATTAAAAAGCTTGAATCCCTTGAGTTTGGTTATGATAAAGATAAGATAGGAGTTTGGTTATACAAGGCTCCAATGCAAATTAAGCACCCACCGTTTAAAGAAAGAGATAAAGGTAGTTTTTTACTTGCGATTGTTAATGATAACGATATGACAACTCTATATTGGAAACATAGAAAAGAGGGTGAATATGATATGTCTATAGAACTAGATACGTTAATTGAATTTAGTAAATCAAATTTTTATGACCCAGTAAAAAAACCAGTTACCATAAAAAATATAAATGCATGGAAAAGGTCATTAGAAGAACCTAAGAAAACTAAAGAGTCATTTAAAAAATTGAAACTCCCAAATGGTAATATTATTAAATACTACAAAAATTCTAATAAATTTGAAACACTCGATGGACAACCAATTAAGATTGATGATATCTTTGATGAATTACCAGCTGAATTACAGGATAAGGTAATGGAACTGTTAGAGCAAAATAGAAATAATCCAAAATAAATTTGTATAATCAAAATATTAACTATATATTTGTTCCATGACTAATATTAATAGAATTGTTATAGTATATATTGATTTAAATGACGGTGGGTTCATGCCATCTTTAAATATGTTTGATTTCTATGTTTTCTTTGAGGGTCATAAATTTATCGGTGTCTCAATGGATAATAAAAGTATGAGAATGGATTTAGAGGATTGTAGACCATTCAAGATATTCGATGTACTTTCATTTGAACAATCAACTATTGATTATGAAATAAAAAGTGAAGTTCTTAATTATATTGGTTACAATATTAGTGTTGATGAAATATTAGATACTATGAATTCTATTGACCATGAAGATGTTAGGTTTCATTATCTAGAAACCATCATATATTACAAAACACACCAAGATGGTAAAAACATTAATGAGTATAACTTAAAAGTAAAACATTTTGATGATTTAGTCAATGACTTTTCTGAAGACTTCTACTCTTATAAAACACTGGCCATTAATAGAGACTTCTCAGAAACTGAAATATTATTAGAAACATTTTTAACTAAAGAAGAAATAAACAAAAAATTTAAAGATTATTTACTATGAAAGATACTATAAAAAAGATATTAAGAGAAGAAGCTTCTGATAAACCAAAAAAGATTCTATATTCCGCAGTTGTTTTAGATGATTTCGAGAGCAAAAGATTATTGAATGAGTTTAAAGATTCAATACCCGAAGGTTGGAAAACATTTGCCCATCACATGACAATCGTTTTTGGTAAAGGATTACCAGAAGATTTAGAAGGTGACTTAGGTAAAGAGGTTACACTAACAGTTAAATCATTAGGGGTATCAGATAAAGCTATTGCTGTTGGTGTCGAAGGTTATTATTCAAATAATGATAAACCACATATAACGTTAGCTGTTAATACTTCAAATAAAGGTAAGCCATACGACAGTAACAATATAGAACATTGGAAGAGTGTCAAAGACTTTGCGGTTAAAGGTATTGTTACAGAAATTACACCATAATTCATTTATTAAATAAAAAAAACAAAAATGGAAATCAATAAAAGACATGACGAATTAAGTGAAAAACTTTTTAATATAGGAAACACTTTAATAAAAGAAGGTACTAATAAAGAAGATTACACTATAACTAGTGTTGGTAATTTTATGATATTGGTCAGTGGTATAATATTCGAAGAGAGGGATGTACAACTATTCAGTGATTTATGTGCTATGTTTTCAGCAAAGAAAGTTATTGACTCGCAGTATGGAGATGCCTCAACAGAATCATTAAATGATTTAAATAATCAAATGACTGATGATATATATGATGCTTACAAAGATATGAGAAATGATTTGACTAATTTAGATGATACTGAAGATGATGATGATGAAGACGTTGATTAAAGTTTATTGGGATGATGTTAAAGATGTTTGGTTCGCCACTTCAACAGAAGATAAGCTAGATATTAATAATGAGTTATTTTGGTTTACATTAACTAATAACTATAGTTTCAATGATTGTCTATTAAATAAAGATTTCAGATACACATTTGATTTTTATGATAATAAAGAAATTATATTAACCAGTGCTATAAGTACAAAAAATGAGGTTGAGCTAACTGGGTTACATTTACATATGACCTCTGTATCTATTGGTCTTAAATAAAAAAAATAAATAATAATTATTAACTTGATTATTAAGTTTTAATTAACTATATTTGTAAAAAAATTAAATTATGTTATACACATTTGAAGTAACAGTTAAAGAAGTTATGGAAACCCAAACATGGGATTCTGGATTTAAAAAGAGAGAAATAGTTATCACATCTGATGATAAATTTCCACAGGACGTTAAGTTTGAGTTTTTGAAAGACTCAACACTAACATTAGATAATGTCAACGTAGGTGATGAAGTTATTATTAATTTTTCTATAAGAGGTAATGAATATAAGGGAAAGTATTACGTTAATCTGAATGGTCAGACTATAGATGTTAAAGGTGCGGCAGCAACAACAAAAACAAAAAAAATTGAAACTGTAATACCAGACCATAGCAGTGATGACGATATACCGTTTTAAAAAAATAAATTATGGGAGAAAGATTAATAGGTAACAGAGTGTTTAGACTTAAACATGCTGAAAATTTAAAATTAAAAGAAATTCCACAAGTAATGGAGTTTAAAAATGGTGAAGAATTTCATATAGTGGCTGGTGTCTTATATATGAAAGGTTTTCCACTTCCAGGAGGGTTCCAAAGACCACTTACGGAATGGATATTAAATAACCCAACAAAATTTGTTGAAGATACTAGAAATTTTTAATATTTTGTTTAAAAAAATTAAGAGTTTTATTAATAATTTTAAAACAAAACGCAAAATCAAAAGGTGTGACCACGATTGGAAACCACCTTTTGATAGTGGGTTTAAACAATGTAAGAAGTGTTTTAAAATTGAAAAATCATAATTATGAATAATTTATTTAAAGTTACACAAAGGGTAACTAGAGAAGAAAGAGAAGATTTGCTTAAACAAAAAGGTAAAACAATTTGGTTAACAGGTTTATCTGGCTCTGGTAAATCAACTATAGCAAATGAATTAGCGTCTAAGCTACATAATCAAGGTAAATTAGTTTATGTTTTGGATGGTGATAATATTAGGATGGGCCTTAATAAAGATTTAGGGTTTTCTGATAATGATAGAAAAGAAAATATTAGGAGAATAGCTGAAGTTGCAAATCTAATGACTGATTTAGGTGTTATAGTTATCACAGCTTTTATTTCACCATTTGAAAATGAAAGGCAAATAGCTAAAGATATAATAGGTAAAGATAACTTTATTGAAGTTTATATTAAGGCATCATTAGATGTTTGTGAAGAACGTGACCCAAAGGGTTTATATAAGAAAGCTAGAGCTGGTGAAATACCTATGTTTACAGGTATTGACTCACCTTATGAAGAACCTAAAAACCCTAATATGTTTATTAAAACAGACAAGATGAGCATAGAGGATAGTGTAGAATTTATTTATAAAAATTTATGAGCTGGGAAAAGAAAAATCATGGTGGTGAGCCCACTAAAAATAAAGACCAGAAGAGAGCAATCTTCATAGGTAGATATCAACCTTACCACGCTGGTCATATATCTTTGGTACAACAAAAATTAGATGATGGTATTCCAGCATTGATAATGGTTAGGGATATTGAACCAGACGAAAAGAATCCATTCACAACATCTCAAACAGTTAGAATGATAAGAAAGTACCATGATGTAAAAGGAGATGATGTTGAAGTTATAATTATACCAGACATTGAATCTGTAAATTATGGTAGAGGTGTTGGGTATGAGATAAATGAGTTCACACCACCAGATAATCTAGCATGGGTTTCCGCAACTAAGATTAGAGAATCAATTAAAGATGGTAATGATGGTTGGAAAGAAATGGTTGATGAATCAATTCAAGATGATGTCCAACATTTTTTAATGGAGAAACTTGTGTAAATTAAAAAAAAAATGATACACAAAAAAAGACATATAGCTAAAACACTCACATGGCGAATTGTGGGTACACTTGATACTATGTTAATTGGTTATTTAATAACTGGTAATTTACAAACTGGATTATCGATGGGTGGTATCGAATTATTTACGAAAATGTTATTATATTATCTTCATGAAAGGGTTTGGTATTCATCTAAATTTGGTGTTGATAAATAGTTTTAAAAAAATTAAATAAATGGATTATCACTTTCCATTAAAAATTTTATATTATCATCTATCTGTTTACATTCATTAATAAAATTAAGAGCCACTTCATTTGGTAATTCAAACCATTCCTTACCACCATCTGTGGAATAAGGCTTATAACCTCTATGTAAAGCACTTTCTATTTTGCGATAATTGTAAGACTCATATGTTTTAAGTAAAACTAATTCACCAGATGAGCCAGTTTGTAAAGACTTTAACCTATCATTAGGTGAGTTTTTAGTTATACCTATTTTGTACTTTTCTGGAACAGAACTCCAATCAGTTATTAAATATACTACACCCTTAACCATACTTAATTATAAGGTTCAAAATTTATTTGTAAATGGTTAAGGTTTTATAATTATATTTAAATATTTATTACTATATTTGAAGCATGTTAAGTACATTAAACTTAAAAAAAGATATATTAGATTTAGTTAATTCTAGGTATGATATCGAGGTCTTCAAAGATGAAGATTTACAATTAACAGACGATACTAATCTATGTCTGATAATAAAAGATACGGACTTCAATTTCCAAGAATTTAAAGAGTATATATTACCATTAAATGTTAAAGTGATTAAATATGATAAAATGATAATTTTTAATTTAATTTGAATTAAATTTTGATAATTGAAAATTAATTACTATATTTGACTAAACATTAATATTTATAGTTATGACATTTATTATGAGTTCAAGTATCGTTGTGTTAGTATTATTAAGTATAAGAATTATCGAATACTTAATATTTATTAAAAAAGTGAGTAAGATTTGTAATACTTATGATTGGAAATATATTGACGAACATGGTTATCCTTTAATTGAGGTTTTAAAAGATGAGCATTACTATTTAAAATCTGAATGGTCTGCTTACAACTTCTTATTTATGAAAGGACCAAGTCCAGCCAATATGATTTTTAACTTAAAACCATTGAGTATTAAATCTCAATATAATAATAAAGCTATTGAGAAACTTAAAACATATGAAGTTATATAGTATATATGAAGAAATGGTAATTTTAGATGCTTGGAATAAACTAGAAGAGGCATTTAATGAAACTGTATTATTAGAAGAAGGTAATGCAAAGCTAGGCGCATTACTAGAAGAATCAAAGGATGTAGTATTCGAAAATTTTGGTATAGACACAGGAGATAAAAAATATTTCATAGCTGGGTCAGCTAGATTATATTTGTATCCAGGACTAGTTGAATTAATAAATGAGTTAAGTAGTGAAATTTCAGAAGAAAAAATGGTTAAAATACCTAGCGAACCTGGTGATTTAGATATTGTAATACCTTTAAACCCAAAGCTTTGGGGAACACTAAAAAATAATGTTTCTGATAAAGTTGATGAGGATTCTTTTAATGATAATTTAAAAAAGGGTATATTCAGACCACAAGAACTAGGATTAACACAAATGGATATTGAAGTATTCAAAGAGTGGGACCCAAGTAAAGCTGGTGGTGAATATGCGAGTACTGAAGTTGACCCACAAAAAAAAATATTTAGTAGAGCGAGTAACTTTAACGGTTATTATTTTATGAGTATGTTCGATGTTATTAATTACAAATTTCAGTTGGGTAGAAAAAAAGAAATTAGAATTGCGAAAATTATTAATAATTATATAGATAAACGTGAAAATAGAACTAAAGAAGATTTGTTTAAAATACTATCTAGAGTAATAAGAATGAGATTCAACCCAACAACAAGTAAATAGATTTGAGTACTATAGTAAAAACATTATTAAACGAAGCTTTATTAATTAAATCATATGAAAATGATTTAAACGAAATCTTAATGCTTTTTGAAAACGAAGGACCAATAACATTTGAATGGGATATCGCTAAAGAAAGAATTGATAAAGCTAAAAAAGATATAAACACCCCAAAGAAAGCTGAATTATTTTTAAAAACTTTAATAGATAAATTCAAAAAACTACCTAAAAAAATAAAAATGAAATTAGTAAAGTACGGTGTTATTAGTTTAATAGGTTTATTATCAATGTCTTCTATGAATAATATATTGACTGTTCATGCTCCAGAAATAAAAGATGAAGTTATGTCAACTATAAGTGATAAGGTAGAGACACCACCTACAAAAATTAATACACCCACATCTGCATCAGATAGTTTAATTAATTTCATAAAGAACGAAGAGGGTGATAAAAAACAAAAGGGTGAACCTGTACTTACTGCTTATAAACTTGGTGATAAAATGGTGACCGTTGGTTGGGGTCATGCGGAAAAAATTAGAACATCCCAATTCGAGGACGGTCAAACAATAACTAGAGCAGAAGCTGAAAAACTACTTAGGTCCGACATAAAAAAAGCTGAAGACGCAATTAACGATGTTTTATCTAGTTGGGATGATAAGGATATTGAATACAATATTAACCAGGATATGTATGATGCTATGGTATCTATGGCATTTAATATGGGTAGAAGTGGGTTTAGAGGGTCTCACTTTATACAGTTGGTTAAAAGAGGTAAATATGAAAAAGCTAAAGACGAAATAATGAAGACTAGTCGTAGGTCTTTTAGAAAATTCCCTGGATTGAAAGATAGAAGAGAAAAGGAAGCTAATTTTTTCGCAAGTGGCTTAAATAAATTAAATGAGATTGAAGTTATAATGTCTTAAATATAATATTCTTGATATTTATATAATATGAAGGATAAAATTAAAGATAAGTTAAATATTTTAGTGGAGAGTAAAACGGTTACCCAATATGATATTGATGAAGCTCTAAAATTTCTTTATGACGATAAAAAACAGTTAATGAAAGAAAGAGCTTCAATTAATAATAAACTAAAGAAACTTAATGAGCAAATAGTCTATTGGGAAAATATGTTACCAAACCAGACTAGCTTATTTTGATGTTTATGTTGGAAAAATTACAAAAAAATATGGATGATGAAGGCAGTAAACAGAAACAAAAAAGCAACATTAGTTCTAATGACAGCAATGTTTCTGAACCCAATGGGTTACGATGCACTTTTTTACATGGTTTTAAAAATGACAAACGATTCTTACGCAATTACTACCTTTATTTTCTACCTATTATCAGTTTTTTTATTTGGATTATATTTTTATTTAATTAAAATAAATCCATTTAGGTATATTTTGACAGTTCTAAAGTATAAGCGTAGAAAATTTGTCAGAAAAAAGTAATTGGCTTTTATTTTGATATATCCTTTATAATAAAAACAGTAAAAAAAAAAGTTATGTTCGAAGAGTTTGATGATTTATTTAATGACGCTTTTGATAAAGGGTCTAAAAACAGGTTAAAAAGAATTAAAAACTTAATTAAAAGATTAAACAATTTTAGTGAGTTAAATGAAAATACTAAGAACCCACATGAAAATGAATTGGGTGAACCAGACGATATCTCTCATTTTGAGGAAGATGGTCAAACAATTAAGCGAAGTGTTTGGGAGACTGAAGAAGGTTTAATTGTTAAAGAAGAGATAGTAGGTGCTTATAAAGAACGTGAATTATCTTTAGAAGAAAAACTAATTTTAGCAATCGAAGAAGAAAGGTACGAAGATGCTATAATTCTTAGAGATGAGATTAAGGGATTAAATGATAATAATAAGTAAACTTTATTAATAGTTTACATATTTATTATAAAGAATTGGTATGAGTATTAAAAAACTACTAAAAGAAAATATTTTAAAACACGAAGAGAATAGAAAAAACTTCGTAACTGAAATTAATAATGTTTTTGAAGGGACAAAAATTCACAATAATGATAAATTAATTAATGAGATTGTAGACAATTTATTAACATCTACACCTAACAAGTTTGTAACCAAACTTTATGAAGGTATGGAAGATGATATGATGGATGCCTTATTAGATATTTGTGTACTTACATTTAGTGCTGAAAACACAAAACTTGGTGGTTCAGTTGCTACATTCTCACTTCCAGCTGGTTGGACATGTCCATTTGCTAATCTTTGTCTTAAAAAAGTTGATAGGTATAGAAAAATGGACCCAGATAAAGAGGGTACATATAAGATTAGTAATAAAACTGGTGAAAAGGTTCCTTATAAGGGTGATGTACAAGTAACTAAGGGTGATGATGCTGAATTCGATTGCTATGCTGCTAACCAAGAAATGCAATACGATGCAATTAGAGCTAATAGGTGGCATAATAAAGATTTAATTGATGAAGCTGCCAAAGAAGGTGGTGTAAAAGCAATGACTGACTTGATAGTTAGGTCTATTAAACATTTCTTTGATACAGATGGTGTTAAAGAAGGTATTAGAATTCACGAATCTGGAGATTTCTTTAGCACTAAATATTTGGAAGCTTGGATGGAAGCAGCTAAAAAATTCCCAAAGGTTTATTTTTATGCGTATACTAAATCAGTACCGTTCATTAAAAAATATAAAGATGCTTTAGATGAAATACCTAACTTGTCAATAACTCTTTCTAAGGGTGGTAAGAGAGATAGAGATTTACCAAATGTTGATGTTAAAGAGTCACATGTGTTTAATACACCAGAAGAAGTTTTAGAAGCTGGTCTTGTTGTTGACTTAGATGATGATTTAGCTAAACAAAAGGGTGGTAAGGAATCTAACTTTGCTTTATTAGTTCATGGTACACAAGAGAAAGGTGAAATGAGTCAAAATAAGATGAGAAATGAAACGTTTATGGCTTATTGGAAATATAGGAAACCACTTAACAGATTCTTCAAGATGGATGAAAACCATTTTTGGACTACTAAAGAAGCTAACGCTGGTTTAAGTGTTATTAAGAAAGCAAAAGAAAACCCTAAGAAATTTAAAACAAGTAAATCTGATTTAGAGTTTAAAGCTAAACTACTTAGATACGTTGTTAAGTATAATGATAAATACGATTTTTCTGAGGAATTAATTAACATAGTTCCAGAGAAGTATAGGTAATATACTTGACATTTCAAACAATTAAATATATATTTGTATTATGAAAAATACTTTAATGATAGATTTAGATTCTGAGAGGGAAGACCCTATAAGAATTACAAAACCAGAAAATGTTGTAGAAACAGTTAAGGATGAGGACAGTGCCAGAAAAATGGTTATGGATGACTTAACAACTGTTTGTAATGCGTTAGGTACACTTATTACAATTGCTGAAGACAATAATTATTTTGATAGTGAAAAAGCTGTTAAAATGTGTATCGACTATTTGAATGACAATTTTATCAAAGAAGATAAAATATAAAATTAAACAGTACTAATTATAATCCCCATGATATTTATTATCATGGGGATTATTAGTATAATGGTGTTATCTTTACTACCAGCTTTAATATATAGTTTTGTAATATACATAACGATACCTTACAAAACTATTAATATTAAAAACGGGATGGTTTACCTAGTTGGTGGATTCATGTCGGTTATACTATTACTTTATTTTTTCTATTTGTTTCCAGGTTGGAATAATATAGCATCTGTGATTACTAATCACAAGATTTACCCCTTACATTTTTTACATGCTAAAACATTTATCCAAGTTGGGTTAATAGAGGAACTAGTTAAATTAATTACTTTTATTATTATAGAAAAGTTACTTAATAATGATAAACGTAAAGACCATCCTTTAAGCACAATGTTTAACGTTGCTATGATTAGCTTAGGTTTCGCTGTTGTTGAGAATGTTTCATATGCTATGAAAGCGTTTGACCCATTAGACGTTATATTATGGCGCTCTGTGACAGCTGTTATAGGTCACATGGTTTTTGGTTTATTTATGGGTTATTGGATTGCTTTGGGTAGAGTTGGGACTAGGTTGAAGAATAGGTCTTTATTTGATATAGTTGTTTTAAAGTCAGATAAACTCAGACGTAGGATTTTTATTTTAATCGGTTTATTAAGTGCAATAATACTTCATGGTATATACGATTTACATGTTTTTATAAATGGAGATAGAGGTATATCAACATTATATATGTTATTGATTATGTCGTTACTCTCTGCGTCATGGTGTTTTAAAAATCTTAATAAAAGTTATAAGAATAAACTTGAAAAACCTAATTAATTTTACTATATTTGTAATATGATAAAAATAAAGATAAGTGATGAGCAAAGAGCCAGGGCTAAAGAACTATATGAGTTCAATGTTTTAAAAGGTTCAGTTACTAAGGGTGAAGGTAATGAAGTTGGTGCTCTAGGTGAGATAATAGTTATGGATTATTATGGTGACAAAGCAGAATATGCTGGTGATTATGATTATGATTTAATTATAAAAAATAAAAAAGTTGATGTAAAAACAAAGAAACAGAACGTACCACCCCAATTACACCATACTTATAACATATTCTCATACAACACGAAACAAAAATGTGATTGGTATTGCTTTGTTGTAATACATAAATCACTTAGGACTGGTTGGATTGTTGGTTGGAAAAATAAAGAAGAATTTTTTAAAGAAGCCACTTTTAGAAGAGAAGGTGAAGTTGACGACACCATCAAAGGTTGTGAGTGGAAATTTAAAGGAGACTGCTACTGTCTAAAAATAACTGATTTAGACTTGCATAATAAAGAATAAAATATTATATTTGTAATGAACTTAATTGGAGTCCACCCTGTGAAACATTCAGATTTAGGTTTTAATAACACACTTTTCGGAGGAAAGTTATTGTATTGGATTGATGGTGATGCCGTAGCCTTTGCGATGGAAGTTTGTGATACACCTAGAATGGTAACAGTAACTATGGATAAATGTGTTTGGGAAAAACCAGCTGGACCAAGCCATGTAATAAAAATTTACGCTGGTGTTGTTAAGTTTGGTACTAGTTCAGTAACTCTTAACGTTGAAGCTAGAAGGCATAATGTTTACAATGGTAAACAACAAAGAATTTTGGCTACTGATATAAAATTTGTTAGTGTTGATGAGGATGGGAATGCAATCCCAATTAGTGACAGAGTAAAAAAAAAGTATTCAAAGGTAATTCCATTGGATAATGACCTAAAAGAAGATATAATGAAAAATTAAAATGATTGTATGTTAAACTATTATATAAACCCAGATGAAGATGATGACGAATACAACAAATATGGTGATGTATTTGAATATTAAACAAATAATTATAAAATAAAGTTATGTCAAAACAAGAAGAATACAATGAAGTATGTATTAACGAAGTTATACAACTTATAAATCAAAATAAAATAAGTATAAGTGATTTTAATAGAATAGAATCTTCAGTAAAGAAGAATTATAACTACGAAAGGGAAAAACCTACAATCAATGTAGATGATGTTTTAGATTATGTGACATGGAGATTAAATCATGGTGAGAGAGAATCTATAATAGAAGCTTTAAATGTAGTAGAAGCAAAGGATATTAAAGACCAACATGGGGTTAATACTTTAGATGGTGAATACCGTTTTGAATTACTTATGAAATTATTTAAACTATCTTCTAACGAACTAGAATTAGAATCATGGATTAAACCAGAAATTTTAAATAAAATTTAAATATAAAACATATGCAAATGTCTAAAAAAATATTTCTAATTGACATAGATGGTACTGTCTGTGACGATATTAAAAATGAAGATTCTCATCTTTATGGTAATGCTGAACCTATAGAAGGTGCAAAAGATATAATTAATAAATGGTTTGATGATGGACATCATATAACATTCTTTACAGCAAGACTATCAAAAGATAAATTAGTAACTCAGAAATGGCTTGATGATAATGGATTTAAGTATCATGGATTGATAATGGATAAACCAAGAATACAAGATGGCCAAACATATCATTGGATAGATAACCGACCAGTCAAGGCAACTACATATCTT